ATATGTTATCAAATAATCTAACGACTAAATCGGCCGTACCAGCATATTTGTGTATATCTGAGAATAAATGATATTCGGTTGCGATCAATTCTGGTTTATGTGTATTCCAAAAATCAGCAAAACGTAAAATCATTCTCCAAACATCTAAGTTATACTTAGCGTTTCCGTACTCATCAATCCAAGTAATTTCTTGTCCATTTAAAAAATTATCTACAGCGGTGTGTACTTGAGTACCTTCGCCTGCAGCTTTTGAAGCAATAATATCACTATTATGTCCTACATCTTTTAACCATGAATGGAAAAATTGGTTTTTAGGAAAATAGTTTAAAACAGATGTTACTGAAGGATAATAATTACCTTCACGTCTGTAGAATCTAGAATCTAATACATTTACTTGTTTGTCCCCTTCAGCGTATTCAACAATACGTTTGATTTTGGGGTCTTTTATTATGTTGACGTTTTTATCAATCATATTAGGTTTAATTTTTTTTCAAGCAAACTCTGAAAGTTCAGAGGTAGTGTTTGCTCAATTGTGTTTAAAAATTGTTCAAAACCAATTTCATTAGCGTCTTTACCTTCCATCTCTACCAAATATACCTCTTTACCATATGACATTAGAGTTTCAGCTTGTTTTAAAGCATCCTTTCTAGCATCATTATCTAAAGCAATATAGATACGATTAACAGAAGATTCGACTAACTTTTTCATTAGTTTTTCATGTAATACTTTACCAAATAATGGTATAACATTACGTTTAATTGTTAAGGCATCAAACATACCTTCAACAAGTATGATTGGTGCATCCCAATTTATATATAGTTCAAAACCAATAGCTTCTTTAGCTGCAAGTGGAGGGTTTTTATATTTGCGATCTGAATCTTTATAGGCTCTAGCTATAAAATAATTTAATTGTCCTAAATCACTATATGAAGGAATAATAACTCGTTCAGCATAAGGTCCTTCTTTGCAAAAACCAATACTATATTTTATAATGTCGTCTGTGGTAATACCACGTTTAGATAAAAATTTTAAAGCATGTTTTGCTTCAATTTGAGCTATTTTATCTGAGGTAGGAGTAGATAGTGAAATAAATTCTTTAGGTAATACTAGTAATCCGTGTTCTGTTTGATCTTGTTTTTTGTTAGGTACAACTAATATGTTTAATTCTGCTATTTTAGTAGATGGTGCCTTTATTTTCTTAAATAACGATAGTAATGTTTTACCTTTAGCTCCACACACCCAACAATGCCAAAAATTTTCTTTCTTTTCCGTTGTGCGTAGACTAATCTCCATTTTATTTTTGTGGTGGGTACAGAAGGGACACTTAAAAGCATAATTGCCTTTACTAGTAGCTTGACCCTTGCCTAGTACCGATTCAGTTAAAAATAATAGAGCTGTATTATCCATAACCTCGAATGTACGACTTTATTTTGCCTATAACAAATCCTTTCTATAAAATTTACCTAGTATATTATCGTTCATGTATCTATTATCTTCCAATACGTTATATTGAAATAGATATTTCGCCTCGTAGTATGTTAGTTCTTTTTTAGTTCTACATAAACGTAAAACGTGACGCATCATATCCTCGGGTTTACATAACTTAATTTCTGTGGCTGAACCATAATATGTTTTCCAGTCACTTTCTTTCACAACAGATTTTTTTGATGGTCTTCGTCCCTTAGTAACAGGAATTTCGGCTAGTTCCTTCTTACCCAATTTCTTAGTTGTGGTGTGGAAAAATGCTTTTCTACCAATATACTGACGGCCAGTAGGGATGTGTGTTGTTATGTAAACATAACCAACAAAATCATCAATAACGAAATCAGGGTTATTTATTAAATCTTCTACCTTTATTTGTTCCATAACTATTATTTTATTTTAAACGTCGTATTTAACGACAAATGTCATATCCGTATCTGGTGATATAAGAATTGGCTTACTAAATTTAGCAACAGCTAACAATTCATTATTATCATTATATAAACCTATTTGAGTGGTGTATGGAGTAAAGTCAGAACTAGTAGCAAAATTTCTTATATTACCACCAATATAACTACCAGTTACAATTGTTGGGTTGTAAGATAAATTAAAATCACTTTCTTCAACTAAACATCTAACCTCGTTTTCCTCGATTATGTGTTCATTTTTAAATGATAACGTAAAATTTCCTAAGTATGCCATTTATTATAAATATTTTATTATTCTTCATCTCCACCTCCACCACTACCACAATTTGCTGTGCACTCTAGAAGTGTTGCATATGTCCCACCTAAAACTAAAGTACAATTTAAATCAACACAAGAATATCCCATACTACCACCTCCACCTCCACCTCCAGTTGGGGCTTCTGTTGGAGTAGGAGTCGCAGTTGGCGTCGCTGTTGGTGTTGCCGTTGGTGTTGCAGTTGTTGGAGTCGCTGTTGGTGTTGCCGTTGGTGTTGCAGTTGTTGGAGTCGCTGTAGGTGTAGCTGTAGGAGTCGCAGTTGGCGTCGCTGTTGGTGTTGCCGTTGGTGTTGCAGTTACTGAAACCGTTGGAGTCGCTGTTGGAGTCGCTGTTGGTGTTGCAGTTGGTGTAGCTGTTGGTGTCGCTGTTGGAGTTGCTGTAGGGGTGGCTGTAGTTGGTGTTGCAGTTGGTGTTGCTGTTGGGGAAGGAGTAGGAGCAGCATTTATAATAATAGTTTTAACACTACAACAACAATCGTTATTCTCGTTTGTAAGTACTACTTGGCTAATGTCTGTGTTTACTCGGTATGTTCTACCAGTTTTCATATTGGCTAGCGAAACATTTTCTTCAAGTAAGTTATCATCAGATATAGACGTTGTATAAACATTATACGGGCCTGTAGCTGTAGTACTTGAACCTATTGTTACTGTTATGATTTTTCTAGCCATTTATTATAAATATTTTGTTTATTTTTTTAAATTTATTTTTTATAAAGTTTGGCAGCTTGGATCACCACATCCAGATAAATATGGTCCATATAGTGTTGGTAAATCATTTGTGTTTACTTCTGCATTAATGTCTGTAACTTGATAACATGCTCTAGCAGGTGGTGCCTCTAAGAATGAATAAACACTATTTATTCCCAATGATAAAATACTTCTATAATTAGTTCCAATACCACCACTAGTACATGATGTGAGTGTATAGTAATTATAAGCAGGAGATATAGGTGTTGCTGTAGGAGTAGCAGTTGGGGTAGCAGTTGGGGTAGTAGTTGGGGTTGCAGTTGGTGTTGCTGTTGGGGTAGCTGTTGGAGTTGCCGTTGGGGTTGCTGTAGTTGGTGTTGCAGTAGGAGTTGCAGTAGGTGTTGCTGTAGGAGAAGGAGTTGGAAAAACAAAAGACTGAGCATCACAACAACAATCAGGATCTTCATTTTTAACTATTGCAGAAGTACGGCCTGTACTATTAACAGAATATCCAGTTCCTGTTAGTGTACTTTGAGGTACACCACTAGCTATTAAATTACTAAATGTTATAGAGTCATAATAGATGCTATAAGTACTAGTACTTAATGTGTCAATGGGCGTTATAGTTAAATAGTAGGTTGCCATTATTAAATATTATTTAAGGACAGAAACATGATGTTACTGTATATCCTGGTGTTGAATAATTAGGAGATGCGTATGGAGTGCCGTTTATTGGAGTATAACAATTACTATCTATTACTATATTATTTGGATAGGCATTACCTTGTAATACAGGAATACTGTAGAAAGGTATGTCAAAAGTAGCACAATTTTGATAATCATAATAATCATATACAGCTACTGGTGCTGGTGTTGGAGGGGATGGACATGCACCACAGCTAGTTCCAATATATCCAGTTCCTGAACCTAAATCAATGTCATATGAAGGTCCAGATGTAGTTCCAGTTAATGTAACACAAACATAACTTCCTAAATCAAATACTGAATTTAATGCCTGATCAACAGTAAATCTTATTATTCCTGCACTTCCACCACTACAATAATTTGCTGTAAAGTACGCATAAGGAGGAGTTGTTGGAGCAGCAGTTGTTGGATTAGGAGTTGGATTAGGAGTTGGATTAGGGGTTGGGTTAGGTGTTGGATTAGGAGTTGGGTTTGGAGTAGGATTAGGAGTTGGGTTAGGAGTAGGGTTAGGAGTTGGATTTGGGGTAGGATTTGGTGTTGGATTTGGTGTTGGACTTGCTGTAGGTGTAGCAGTAGGTGTTGCTGTAGGAGTTGCCGTTGTAGGAGTTGCTGTAGGTGAAGGAGTAGGACAAACTATTGAATCTATTGGATAACCACTAGTATTAATTTGAACGGCCTCAATACCATTACTATACCATAAATCATTTCCATTAAATGGTGTATAAGGGGAAGTATTAGTTGAGTAGAATCTATCTGCTAAACTAAAGTCAGAATCATAAGAATATAAAGTATTAGGTTTAGCTGTTGTTGCACAAGCAAGACTTGAATTTGCTCTACCATTAGTAACCAAGAAACTATATGGTGGTGGAGCTGCTGTTGGAGCAGGTGTTGGACTTGCTGTTGGTGTTGCAGTTGGGGTTGCTGTAGGCGTCGCTGTTGGTGTTGCTGTTGGAGTAGCAGTTGGTGTTGCTGTAGTTGGAGTAGCTGTTGGAGATGGTGTAGGACAAGCAGTACAAGCTGTTTGTGCTGTTCCTGTTTGTGCTGAGCCATCTCTTAAAAATTCTCTTTCATCTGTACCATTAGAAACCCAGAAGGTATCATCAACTATCATATCACTATAAACGTTACCATATGTTGGAGACGATAAACCTAATACTTTAGTTAAATTACATAAAGATGTACCTTGAACTGTTACATTTACAGCAGCATATTCACCACCACTACAAGCAGTTGGACCATTAACTAAACTTACATATCCACTAAATGTAGTTGTAAAGGCAGTTGGAGCAGCTGTAGGAGTTGCTGTTGGCGTTGCTGTTGGTGTTGCTGTAGGGGTAGCAGTTGGAGTTGCTGTAGTTGGTGTTGCTGTAGGGGTAGCAGTTGGTGTGGCTGTAGGAGTTGGTGTAGGACAAGCTTCACATCCACCTGATATTCTTGTTACATAATCATGACTGGAATTGGCTTTATATACTTGCATATAATCAGTACTACCAATCCATTTAATATAATAAGTATTTTGTCCAAGACCTACCCAACCAGCACCTGTAAGTGTGGTTGAAGTACAGAAAGTACTACCATTTCCTATTACGTTAAGAGGAGTAGAACCATTATTACAAACATCAAATGCTGATATTGTTGAATATTCTATATTACCTGCAAATGGAGCTGTTGGTGCTGCAGTTGGTGTTTCTGTTGGAGTAGCAGTTGGAGTTGCCGTAGGAGTTGCTGTTGTTGGAGTCGCTGTAGGCGTCGCTGTTGGTGTTGCTGTTGGTGTTGCTGTAGGAGTAGCTGTTGGAGCAGGAGTATTATTATTACAATTAGTAAATGTTCCTCCTATATATAATATTTTATTATTTGGGTTTGGAGAACTAATAGAAGCTATTGTTACGTTAGTAACATTAGAATCTTTAGTTATTGGAGCTGGGAAATTAACATATGTTATACCTTCAGCAGATGCCGTTGCTGGGAATGAAGTTAATAAACTACCTCCGTTATATGCTTCTAGAGTCATATTAACTGGGTAATAAAGTGAAGATGAAACAGATCCACTTGCACCACTTATATTAACACCATAAGGTTCACCTACAGCATAATCTGTAAAGCAAACTTCAGTTAAATTAATTGATAATGTAATTGGAGTATTATATGCAAATGTAAATGGTTCTTCATAAGAAGCAAAAGCATAATACCATCCAGACGCTGCTTCAGAATAACTTGCAGTACTTGAAACACTATCATAAGTATAGAATGAAGAAGTATTTTGAGTTACAAATCCAGATTTTAAAGAAGATGTTGTATATAGACTATTTGGATTTTTATTTGTACTTACAATACTATAAACTTCTTGAGATAAATCATTAACAGATAAATTATACCAGAACCAATCACTTGTATATCCTTGATTTGTTGTTTGAACAGGATAAGTAGCACTATTAACAAGAGAAGTTACTGTTGTAGCTACTGATGAAGCCATTGACAATATATCTGTTACTGCACCATTTGATGTTTTAAAAAATGTTCTATAATAACCATATGGAGAAACACTTCCCGAGGTTGTTGAATAATATCCATTAAATACTTTTAAACATCCTGCTTGATCATAGTATAGATATTTTCCTACTGTTAATCCACCTCCATTACTATTATTAAAGAAAACACTTCCTATATTAGGATAAGTTTCTTCTTTAATTTCATGAGTAAAATAAGTTGAAAATCCATCACTTCCTGTTTTAGGTGTTCCGTAACTTCCAGAAGCAGCATAGGATGATGTTAAATCATTTAAATAAGATAAGGCTTGAGCATTTGCTAATGCTTGTGAACCCGTAGTTGTAAATGTACCTTCTGGTACTGATACTATTATTGTTGCAGGAATATCTAATAAATCTCCACAAGGGGTTTGAGGAGTAAATGATACAGATTGAGCTACATTTTTATTGGTTCCTGTTATAGTGTCAGGTTTACCTGAACAATATGGTAATACAATTAATTTAACAATATTTGATATTACTGAGCCTGAATCGGGAGTATCTACTCGAGTAGAATATGCTAATCCTTTTTGTAAAGGATCTAAATTTAATAAAGCGTTTGTAGAGTAAGATAATTCTTTACCAGATATTATACTTCCGGTTAGATGATTATAAAAATATATACCATCACAATAATATTCTGATTTATATGTTGTTAACCCAGTATTAGTATAAAGTCTAGTTCCATTATTTAAATAAGGAGTATTTGCATATCTATATTTAAGTGTTATAGAGGGTTCTTCAATAACAACTGTGGATTTTGAAAAAAATATTTTATAAAGAATAAAACCAATAGCTATTATAAGTGACCAAGTAAATAGACTCATTCCAAGAAAATTAATTGTAGTACCACCTAAAAATCCTGCTCCTGTTTCAGAGAAAGTTTGTCCAATATAAAGTCGGGCAAGTCCAACAAAGAAATTATTTATACCAATACTAGCAGCAACAGCAGAACTAGCACCTGTATAAATTGTTCCGCCTATTTTAGCATTATACCACACAGCCCAAATTAAAAAAGCAAGATCAAAAGCAAGAACTGCAAATTCTGGAACAAGATTTTGAGGGTTTCTAAGACTTGCATCATACCCAGCAATAAAACCAGAATTAAGTTTTTGTATAGCATGTTGAAATCCAGTAATGGTATGAATTGCTCTATTATTAAAATCAAACTGAGTAAAAAAATCAGCAGATGATTGTTGATTAGAAGCAGCTCCTAAATAATATCTATAAGAAGAAGGTTGGGTTAATGAGCCCGCAGATAATATTTGCTTAAGTTTACCAGATCCTGGCATTTCAGGAAATACAAAATTTTCAGTAGTAAATCCATCAACATCTATTCCTTTCCAACTTTTAGGACCTATGGTTAATTCTTTTACTTTAGTTTTACCCCAAAGTCCTCTTTTACTAGCTTCATAATATTTTTTAGTACCAAAAGATCGTTCTAATTCACCCCCTACTTTATAAACATTACCACTATAACCATAATAATATGGATATGCAGGATGGCTAAGTCTACTTAAAGAATATAATTCAGTATTTGTTGTCCATGATCCTATAGGAGTGTAAGAGTATATATAAGTAGAAAGTTGTGGACTATTAATAGCATCATATGCTGAATAGGGATGGATTCCCATTAAATATTTGTATAAGGCACCTACATCAGTACAATTATATTGTAAATTAACAGTTACATTAGTAGGAAGAGCACCTTTTCTTCCCATAGTTAAAGTTATAGGAACAAAAGGAGATGTTACTGTATCATGATTAACAACAGCATATAATCTAGTAGTAACTCCTGGTAATAGTTTTAAATATTGGCCTGCTAAAGAAGGTTTAAATAATCCACTTAATGTTTCAGAATATGTAATTACATAATCAGGATTATAAAAAGAAATACCAATAGTATCTAATGATCCTCCAGTTATTGTATAACTTATATCAAGTGTTACATAACCATAGTTAGAATTACCTAAATTAATTTGTCTAGTCTTATTTGCCCATTTAACACTACTAACATTACCTAATCCTAAAGAAGTAGCAGCCGTTGATCCACCAATAGGTCCGCTAGAGGTAAAATCACTTGGTGTGAAAACTACATTTGATGAGTGAGTAAGTGGCATATACTATTTATAAATATTTTAACATGTTAAGATTGTATCATTACAAAATCCAATTAATGTTTTGGTTTGGGTTGGTCCTGCTGATACTTGGTATATTGGTGATGATTCTTCTGTATTAATTTTGTAATATCCTGCTGAAACTAATGTTGTTAAACTTTCATTACTATACCAATTAATATTTGTATAATTAGTAGAACCTGTTATTAAATTACTATTCATATATACAGTTGATGTTACAGCACAAGCATCACAAGCTACTGTTCCTATTGGGTCTGCGTTATAATAACAGAATGAAGAAGAAATTACATTTTTCTCAATTAAAGCATATATAATACTACCAGTATTTGTTAATGGTAATTGAATAGTAATATCAGTTGAGAATATACTAGATAAACTACCTGAAATATAAGACCATCCTCTAAATGTAGAACCACTAGTAGCAGCGGCTGATACAGAAACTAGGGTATTTAAACTTCCTGTTACTCTATAACTATTTCCTCTATTTTGAGATCCTATAAATGGATATGCAGGATATACTATTTGACCAGTTGCTGTATTATTTAATGGAGAAATTTGGAATGTTAAATCTAATGTTGCACAATCATATATTGGAGATCCGTTAACAATTACACCAGCAGCATCTTTAATAGCTGGATAATAAATTTGTCCTAGTGGTATTGAAGTAGCATCAAATGGAGTTGTAGTGATATTAGTATATGACCAAATTGGATCACCATTAGTATCTATAGATATACTTGCTGAATATGGTGATAAACCACCTGTAAAGTTAAATCTTATTTGTGGTGTTGCACAATTATAAGACATTGCTGTTATAAATAAACTTCCTGTAGGGAATAATTCTCTAAATCCTTCTGCACCACCACCTCCACCACCACCACACTCAGTTAGAGAAATACTTCCTGAATTGGTTGTTACTGAAATATAATTAAATCCATTTCCTGATAAACATGCATTATTACATCCACAAGTAGAGTTGTATAGTTCAATACTACTAAATCCTGCTGAGATTATAGTGTCAAAATTTGAACCATCAGTTAATGAACCTGATACTCTAACATCTGTAGCTGCTGGGCTATCTAGATAAACAGTAAGTATTTGATTAGATTCATATTCATTTGGATAGAAATAACATTCAGCTACAGCATATGTAGTAAGAGATGTATTATAACAACTATTTTTAGGAACAGTAGAACCAGAAATTACATAAGATTTATTAGTACCGTATGTTACAGGATAACTAAAGTTTTGATTACCACTGCCACTATAATAAGTGTTTGAACTACTATATATTAAAACTCCAGTTTCATATATTGATAATAAAGCACTTGCTGTTGTATAAGGTCCCCAAACATTAGAAGGTGTTCCTTCAGCAGCTTCAAGAGTAACATTACTTGTTGTTCCTGCAGGTACACTAGCTGAGAAATCACCTGAGAAGTAATATGTATCTCCATTTACTATTAAATTAGCATCTAAAAATGCTGTTGGAGATTCATTCCATTCTTCTAAGTGGATATAAACTGTATTTGGTAATCCTGTTGGAGATGGTGTTGGACTTGCTGTTGGTGTAGCAGTTGGAGTAGCTGTAGGCGTCGCTGTAGGCGTTGCAGTAGGTGTAGCTGTTGGGGTTGCTGTAGTTGGAGTCGCTGTTGGTGTTGCTGTTGGAGTTGCAGTAGTTGGAGCATCTGTTGGTGTTGCTGTTGGAGTTGCAGTAGTTGGAGTCGCTGTTGGTGTTGCTGTTGGAGTTGCAGTAGTTGGAGTCGCTGTTGGTGTTGCTGTAGGTGTAGCTGTTGGAGCATCTGTAGGAGTAGCTGTTGGAGTCGCAGTTGGAGTCGCAGTTGGAGTCGCAGTTGGAGTCGCAGTTGGAGTCGCAGTTGGAGTCGCTGTTGGTGTAGCGGTAGGTGTTGCTGTTGGAGTCGCTGTAGGTGTTGCTGTAGGAGTCGCAGTTGGCGTCGCTGTTGGTGTTGCTGTTGGAGTAGCAGTGGTTGGTGTTGCTGTAGGTGTTGCCGTAGGCGTCGCTGTAGGTGTTGCTGTTGGCGTCGCTGTAGGTGTTGCTGTAGGCGTCGCTGTAGGAGTTGCGGTTGTTGGTGTTGCTGTAGGAGTTGCTGTTGGTGTTGCTGTAGGTGATAATGTAGGAGATGCAGTTGGAGTTGCTGTTGGAGTAGCGGTAGGTGTAGCTGTAGGTGTTGCTGTTGGTGTTGCTGTTGGAGTAGCGGTAGGTGTAGCCGTAGGAATACCTAAAGATCCAGTTAAAGTAAATAAACATCCTATTATAGTTGATGTTGTTGTAGCTGTAAAATCACAATTAGTAACCTTAGTTAGTGTAACTGTAATTTTAGCTAAATTACTATAAACATTTCCACATCCTAAATTACTACTTGCTACTTTATAATAAGTTTCATAAACACCAGATGCACTAGTATTTAATAAAATATTTTGACCTGGTTGGTTTTCAAATAATGCACTTCCAGATAATATTAAAGTTGTATCATCTAATTGAAAATCTCTAGCATTTACATAGTTAGAATAATTAAATATTGGGGAGGAGGATGCGGAAAATGTTAAATTAATTGGTAAAGCGAATGGAGGATCTGGAAATATAGATTGAGATGATTGGTTAGTTATTACAGCTAAACCATGAGCATAAAATATATTTCCAATATGTGTTGTACCGTAATTATATAAATTACCAAAACCATCATCTGTAATATTATATGCAGATGAAGTTAAAACAAAAGTATTTGGTAATACTTTATTACCATAAATGTCTTGATTAATAGCTACTACCTTAATACTATTCATTGCCCCTGTAGGGAATGATTTAATTAGGTTAGCATTATCATTATATATAAAATAAGATGCTGTTGGGCGTTGTTGAGAAGCAGACTCGTAATTGTCTAACGTAAACATTAATGAGCTAGTATCTAAACTAGCTGAATATGTTTGATAGAATAAGTGGTTGATTTGGCTATAAACTAAACGTTCATACTGATCGTTAGTAATAGGATCTATATCAGGATTAAAACTTCCTGTTACATTAGTTCCTTTATAAAGTGTAAAATATTCTGATGATGTCGGATACGAGCATTGGATTATATTCCACTGCTTGTTAGCGGCATACGGTACAACCGTAACGTCTGATTTGCTTAGTTTTTTGAACGCCGACATGCATTAATAGTCTAGTTTAATTCTAATTAAAGCTTCCTTGGTAAAATCTTTTGTTAATGGTCTACTTAATTTAGCAACCGCCAATAACTCGTTATTATCATTATACATACCTACTGTTGTAACGTATGTTTGTGGATTGTTAATTAAAGTTGTATATAATAAGTTACCATTTGCATCTATAATAGATGGATTAGTTGTATAATTAAAATCACCGTTCTTTACTCTTGTAAAGAAATATCTTGAAGAAACAGTTTCTTGAGATTTTAGTTGAAAGGAAGAACCAGAAACTATTGATCTATATAATACGGCGTGGTTATTAGACACTGTTGAGGTTCCTGTAGGTAATCCAATTGATGATGTTAAATAAGGTAAAATTGAAGTTGCTGAACCTGATTTTGCATTTAAAATAACAATGTTAAGATCAGGGAACATCATTCCATAATATAAAGATGAAGCTGCATTATTATATCCAGTACCATTACTTCCACTAATAACATAAAAAACTCTATTTTCACCTATGAAACGAGTTAAGTTTGTAGTTCCGCTATCGTCTGTTAATTTAAGTGTACTACTACCACTCGTTAAAGTTAAATTAAATGAACCTGGTAGTAAAGCTTCTTTATAGCGTCCGCGAGCAACGTTAACTACAAAAATATCACTTCCTGTTGTAGCATAATTATCAAAACTAAAGAATGTATCTTCAGTACCATAAACTAAATTTCTATATTCACCGTATACAATTCTAGAAGGTGAAACACCAACCACAGAAGAATTGATTAATTTTGAACCCGAACCATTGATGTTACCGTATTGAATAGAAAATTGTACTGCTGATCCTGAACATAATTCACAATTATTGTAAACATCTAAATAATACTCTGTATAAGTACTAGATGTATAGAAAGTATTTATAGTATTATTATCTCCACTAAACAAGCCACGTACTATGGCTTCGGAGCTAATTACTGAATCTTCTGGGTTATATCTTGAAAATGACATATGTTAAATTAGATTGTTGATACTTTTTGAATATTTAAAGGAATAGTAATTCTAGCACCACTATCTCTACCAATTACTGTAATTGTTGTAGTTAAAGTTGATAATGTAGAACCAAATAATGTATTAATTGTAGTACCAGTTAATGAGAATGAAGTACCAATTTGAGTTACAGATAAAACAGCTCCGGTTGTTGTGTTTAAACCAGAAATTGGAGTTGTAACTGTGATTCCTGTACCTGTAAATGAAGATACTAAACGAGAATCAGCAATTGTAGCTGTGTACCCATTTGCTTCAAATGTACTTGTTGAACCTAAGTAATTTAATGTTTGAGGTGTAATTGTTAATGATGCACCTTGACGCAACGAAATACTGTTGTATCCAATGTTGATAACTGGTAGTTTAGAAGTACCACGAGGTAAAGTTACTAATTTGTAACGCATTATTTGTGATTCATTTGGAATAGCCTCTAACACAGGAGTGTTTTCAATTGCTTCACCATAGAACGCAGATCCAGATGGGTGAGTAGGATTATACAATGTATAATCAACTTCGTCATCGGCTAATGCGAATTGTGTGATTTGAAATGAACCATCGTTACGAGCCAACAATTCACGGCCCTTCGTGGTTAATATTGCATCTACTGTTACTGTCGTAGGATTTAAAATTGCCATAATTCTTTATGTTGTATATACTAATAAATATAATAAAATTCTAGATGTTATTCAAAGGTACCACCACTAATGTTGTCTATTGCTGATTGTTCGTTAATAAGTTTTTGCTTAACTTCTTTAGTAATAATGTCAATTTTAGCTAGTACATCGGGAGAAATATCGTTTGGTATTATAAAACCATATGATGTTTTACCATCACGTTTTTTAAATGTTAAATGAGCATTTGTTTCATCTTGCTTACGGGATAATACTAAGAAATATCTATATAATCCACCACCACTATTAGCTAAATCAGTTCTCAATAAAGCTGGTAAAGGACTATCTAATTTTACTCTTAATAATGGATCAGCACTATCTGGGGTATTTATAGATAATACTTTAGATTCAATATAAGTTCCATCAGATAAACCTACAACTATTATATCATAAGGATTAATTTGAAATGGATAATCGACAAATCCATATTCATCAAATAAAGTATTTTGGCTACCTGTTAATGGATTAGGAACAAATAAATAATTACTGCCATAAAAACTAGATACACCTTGACTAAATATAATTTCATCATTTGATCCAGTAATTGAAGCAGAAATTGCTAATGAAGCTGAGTTAAAATACCCATCAGGTAAACATGTTGTTGAAGCATATCCAGTTGATACTGAAAGAGAACTTACAGTTAATTGACCGGAATTGCTGAATGAGGCTGTGTAGTTAGCAGTTGATGTAGAGGTTTGTAGAAATCTTACTGTTACTTTATCTCCTTGATTAGCATTTATATTTGAATTATTAATAGCAAAAGTAGCAGATTGTACACCTGTAGGAGTATCAAAGTCATCTATTCTATACACATTATCATCAAATTCAAATCTAGTAGTAACACTAGCAAAACCACAATCTATAGATGTTGGATATACACCACCATAGTTGTTTAAACTATACCATTCACCACTTCCACCTCCAAAAGTACAAGTAGGATATCCACTACCAGTTAAAAAATAAGCATTCCATTTTGTAAATGTAGTTCCCGCTGGACGGTTTAGTCCATCTAGAAGAATAGGTTTATTACTAGTTACTGTTGTTGGATATAAAACAGATTGATAACTATATAAAGTTGTTTGACTACTAGAAGCTGTAGCTGCATTTAATACATTAATATTTTGAGTAGATGAATCTACTAAACTTCCGTTTTTATATACTCCTAGTTGCCATGTTTGTGTACCACCTTGTGGCATTGATACATCAATAGATAATGAAGCACTTACTTTATGAGCACCACCTTCTTGAATAGAATATGTTGGAAATGATAAAAGTGTACCTGCAGTTAAATAAGATCCTCCTTGAATTACACTATCAAAAATATTTTTTACTTCTCCAGAAGATACAGGGTAATTATTTGTAGTGTAACCATTAATAGTTAATGAAGCTGTTGCTTCAGTTTTAGCTATAGCTAAGTAGCTATTAGATGAACCTTGGAACTGGAAGTAAATTTTAGGATCAGCACTACAAGTACTAAAATATAATATTGGAGAATAAGAATATCCACTATCAAAAATATCTTTAGTACCGTCTGTTGTCTTTTGAGGACTAAATTTTTGTACATCAAATTGAGATACATCTAAAGTTTTACCTTGTACAAATGTATTTTGGATTTCTTCCCAATGTTTATTACGTTGATTTAATTCAGTTAATTCACCAAATTCATCTACAAGATATAATAATCTAACATTATTACGTCCTGGTAGAAAAGGTGATGGAATTATATCTGTAAATAAACCTAATTTACGTGAACGACGATCAATTGTAGCTGTTTTACCGTATGAAATATCACCATCATATGTTGCAGAAGCGCTAGTATAATTGTTATATGTTAAACTAGATAATTTTGATCCTTCATATCTTGATAACTGATGTGTTCTTAAAGACTCATATGAATCTTGTAGTTCAGCGGGTGATAATATACTTTGAGTTGTACCATAAATAAATTGAATATCTTGTCTATTAGTTGATATTAAACTATTAGTTACATTATTTAATAGTACATTAAAATCAGAATGTAAGAATTTATTATAGTTAGCACTTTCACTTACTGTGTGTTGTGCATTCCAAGATGCTGTTGTACCTAATACATAAGGATTAGGATTAGAATCTTCATAATAAGAATATACGTTAATACCACTACCTGTTATATCTCCGTCATAATAAGCGGATTTATCACCAGATAATTTAGTATATAAAGTAGTATATTCAGTTGAAATACCAACAGGATTAATAGTACCTTCCTTAACATCTATTTCAGATGTAGATGATGGGTTAGCATAAGACCATTTATTTCTTTCTAATACAGGAGAAGTAATACTAATACCAGTAGATAGATTAGCTCTTGCAGGAACATAATCTTTTAACATTTTAAATAATGAATTATCAAAAAACTGAATTAAGCGAATAAAGCTATTATAGTCAGTTGCATTAATATATTGTGTGCCTACAGAACTACTAAAAGGAACTATAGATGCTGTTAATGGAGAATAATATTTTTGACGTTCAATTTCTAATGTGGGATATGAACCACTATATTGAGCTCTAGGATCACCAATAAAATCATCTAAACTCCAAGTAGTACTTGCTGAAGCTGCTATAGAGGCAGAAGCAAATATATCAATTTTTTCTTGTGGTGAGAAAGAAATATCAACATAATGAAGATCATTTGTTCTAAACTGAGTAGATGATGTTGGATAGGTTTGTAAACTAACATAAGGAGATAATACACTTCCTGTAATAGTATTAGATACAACTCTTACTTTATCGTTATTAAATTCATCTAACAATCCAGCTTTATTATCACCACCATATTCTTTAACTCCTAAAATACTACCTGTAATACCAAAAGTAGAAATTAATGTTTGTAAACCATAAGTTGTACCTTTAGTTTTTAATAATAATGGTAAGTTATGATAAATTCTTTTATATGATTCAGCAAGTAAATCTTTACGTGGTATTGTATTTAAATAAGAACCAGTAGATGTAAATGCTTGGGCATCACTTCCTGTATAATAGGCACTACCACTTTGTCCAATTAAAAAATTAGTATTGTCTGAGTCCCCATATTGGTTATATAGCTTAGTTCCTAATGATTGTAATACATAATATACTAAATCTTTAGATACACCTTTTTCTAAATTATTGTTTGCTAAATTAATATCTGTAACAGACTTTATAAAAATCCAAATATTATCAAAATAATGACCAATCATTTCTATAAAAGTAAGATATGGAGCATTATTATCATCATCTCTAATGAAATTTGGTAATGTATTAATTATATAATTTTGATTATCGTTATCATATGTCTCTGCACTTGCTGTAGCAGCTGTATACCAACTATTAGCAGATGCGGTATAGGGTAATGTAGAATTTGTTTTAGGCCAAGCGTATGAGCTAGATTCAAAATATAAATAATATTCATATCCATCAAATTGAGATATGATAGTATCAATTGCGTTTTTAGATGATGTTATTTCTAATGCTAAACTACTAGTAGTAGCAACACTAGGATTATAAGTAGCTATAAAACTATTATAATCTTGGATATCTTTTACTTTACCATAAAAGTTAATTAATCTTGTTTTTGCTGAACTAAAGAAAATAAAATCATTACGATCAGTATAGTCTATGTTTATATCAATACTTTGTGAAGTCATTAGACTTAAAAGTTGTTGATATGAAGAAGTAGAAATACTATTTACGTTATTAATTAAACCATCATATGTTTGATATGATGTAGCTACATTATTTTGGTTAGAAATATTAATATCAAAATTAGGACCTCTAAGTTGAGGTAAAGGAGAAGGAATTACTAATCTATCTAGATTAACATTAAAAGAATATGGATTAATTTTTTCTTCAACAATCCATAAACTTGATTTTTCCTGAATGTTAATAGGTAATGGTTCGTATAATTTAAATAGGATCTCATACCCAGATTCAACTTTATTTAATGCTACATTTACTGTTAATGCTTGATAATTATCTCCAAAATTTACAAGATAATTTACAAAATAAGCAGAATTAGTATACTCATTAATAAGTGTTATAGAACCACTTTCAATCTGTTCGTTAGTTAAAATTGTAGAACCTATTCTTAATTCAGTTCTATCTGCAGATATTTCTTTTAAAAATAATTCAGAATTTGAATTAGATACTTTATTATTAAAGAAATTATATTGTACACTAAATTCACCAGATGTATATCCTAAATTTTGTAAGTCTTTAACAGGGTCAATTTCTATTATAGGTAATGATCCTGTTGGAGTTACAAATGATGTATTTGGTGATTTAAAATCTTTATAGTTATAGTTTGTTCTTAAAAGATTTCCACTAATGTCATAAATAAAATATTCAATATAATCGTTAGTTTGACCAAAGTCTTCTACTAAAGTAGATGCAGTAAGTAGTCTAGTATCTTCTTCATTATAACGAGATACCTGTTGAATATCTAAAATATTACCTACTATTTGAATATTATCTGCCATTATTTTTAAATCAAGTCGTTTATTGTTGTTTGTGCTTCTAATACCTGTTGTCTTAATGATGTAATTTCATTTAATAATGCTTGAATATCATCTTGACTTATACTAACACCTAAGTAATCAGCTTCTCTTTGTAAAATATATCTATGGGAATTTATATCACCTTCTTTTTCAATTTGATAAAATAATTCATCATATAATTGAAAAAAATCATCTATAGTAAAAGAAAGAGTTTCTTCAACTGCATTTTGATTTAGAAATTGACTAAATTGAGTATTAATTACTCTACCGTAAGTATCCTTATTAAATACAGTTTTTTGTACTGGTATTTGAGACATTATCTTATAACTTTAAAAATGTAATCTTTATCAGATACTATTGTTTCTCCACTTGACAATATAGTTTTAAGAAGAATTTTATAGTAACGTTCGGGTTCTAATCCATTCATATATACTGTAAAATAATTACTAATTGAATCACATCCAATTTTAGTACCTGTTGTGTCGTAATCTACGACAATTTCTTCAGTATCCAAATCTTTTATTGACCAATATGAAGAAGTAGGTAAACATTTTTGATTGCCAAAACCTAATGATGTTCTAAAGGTTGTTGCTTGATATAAATCTCTAACAGCAACTCTAAATTTCTGAACTGAGTCTTGTTGATATTCAGCTTTATTATTATTTATAACAGCTGTAAAGTAACTAGATGTAACTACACTTAATGAGCCTGTAGAAAAGGATGTATCGTTCCATTTTATTTCTAAACATGGAGGATATATAGTATGGGTGTGATCTGAGAAATATTTTAATTCGAATTTTGATGCTGATGTAAATTCTATAGATGAAGAATTTTTTAGTATAAATCCATAATTAGGAATAGAACTACTATACCAAGCAGCAACAGCATTAGTTACTGTGAAATTAGTATCTTTAGAATTTATTTCAGAACTAAAACTTTGAGTAGCAAGATATGTTGAAGAAGTATACCAATTACCACCACCAGCATTTCCTGTAGCACTATAAGACCCAGTAGTACCTGTTGTAAAACTAGAAGTTTGCCATGGATTAATATCAAGTTCATTTCTGAATTTCCAACTTGCACCATCCGTTGTAATAGGAACATTACCTAATCTACCAGTACCTTGATTCCAATCTTGAGATAAAGCACGAGCTTCTAAAGTAAAGGTAGTTGGAATTTGTGAAGTATTAGCTACAAATAATTTTAACGAAGCTGAAAATTGACTTGAACTAACCAATGCCATAGCAAGGTTAATTTCAGATGTTGGAAACTTTAATAATGTACGTGATACTTCATTAGTACTATTAATAGATTCAAATGTGCTGATTTCTAATATTTCATCTAATCCAGTGTTTAATGTTGGGTAGAATGAATATATTGTTGCACTTTTTTCGGGAAATATTTTATAAACTGCCATAGTTAGTAATTACTACATATAAATATGTTAAATACCAAACTATTTTACGCTAATAACGCATGATATTCTTTAAAATGTTTGATACGATCAGCTAAACCAATTGTGCCACCATTAACACGTTTAGTAATTGATGTAACAACAGCGTCAGTTGCACCACCATCCGCTAATTTGTGTAAACCGTTTTTGCTAAAGAACCAAGCAGCTGATAATAATGCATATTTTTCTGCTACCCATGTTGGATTAGCAGCAATATCTTCATTAATTGATTTACCAAACGCAGTATAATTATCTTTACCAGTTAATTGGATGTAACCACGACCACAGAACTTAGCACCATCACCTGTTGCTTCAGCGCCATTACCCATTCTATTACCATATACTTTATTAGCAATTTTTTCTGGCTTACGTTCATACTGTTTAGCTAATGCTTCGGTTGGGAAATATTTTTTAAATATACCCATTAAGCCTTTAGCACTATAATTTAAATTTTCTTTTGTCAAACGGAACCCACCACTTTCATGACCACATTGAGCTAAGAAATGAGCTAAACGTAGTGGAGTATTAATTTGAAATTTTTCCATTACTCCCGGAATTTGGGCTATAACGTTGTCTGGGATGTGTCCTTTTAATTTTTCTAAATTCATATTTTTAATTTTTAACTTACTACTACTCTACCTTGAATATCTGTATTAGGGAATCTAACTTCAAATATAGCTGGGTCTAGTGAAGGGTAAACATTATTGTTTCTAGTTGCACCAGCAATATCATATCCATATGGAGAATAATCTCCTCCTTGTTTGTTTACTACCTCAATCTTAACTATAGATTGTACTCCTCTAATTTGTAATAATTTAGAAGTTATTTCTGATAAGGCAATTGGTTGATTGATTTGCCAGCTGTCTATATTAAAGTGACTTTGTAAAGAAGATATACAATTAGTTAATACATCTTTATTAGAGTATCCACTTAATACTGTTATATCAAAATTAATACCAACATTAATATAATAGGCATCTTTAATATTAATAGCATCAGTAACCATTCTATATTGATTAATGTAGGTTGCTAAATTATTTTTTAATAAAGCTGAGCCTGTGACTAATTGTTTAGCACTGTTATAAGATAAAACATATAAATCTAAAGATAATGGATTAAATCCTTGCGTATAAGATGTAGTTTGTTGTGGGTTATTATAAAAATCTTGAGAAATATATGCTTTAGATACAGTACCATAATCAGCAGGCATTGCTAATGATCGTACAATATAATCATCTTTAGTTACAGCTCTTAATTGAGTTGAATAAGCATATAAAGCATTTTGACGAATTTCTTCAATTGTATCACCATTTCTACCTCCAGATGATGGGTTCGGGTTAGAAGATACTACACTATTTTTAATAGTATTAAATAAATTTCCTGTAATTCCATTTTTAGTTGAGGTAATAGAAGAAACATCTATATCCGTTAAATCACTAACAGGAACATTTGATTGGATACCACCTCCTACTAAATATTTTACTGTTAAAGAATCTGAAGGTACCAAACCATATTCTTGAGTAAAGAAAGTAGAAGCTTCATTGTAATTATTAGTTATTAATGAGATACCAGGTACAGAGCCAGATTGAATATTACCAGCAGTTGGGATAATTTGAGAATCAGACTTATCAGATACACCTGCTCCAAATTCTAATTGAATAGTATTATCAGACAAAATTCTAGAAACAAAACGTCTAGGAACTCTTTGTAAAGATAATAAATAAGGTACTTGATCTTGATTTGACCCAGTATTAGCTGTTTTTTGAAAAATTGTTGATTGAGCTAAATAAGGAACTTCATAAAAAATATTTCCATCACTTCCTGTTACGTTTAATATTTGTAAAATATTAGTATCAGTAATGTTAGCAGTTGCAAACTTTTGATTAGGAGCAAAATTAATAGTAGTTGATTTTAATTCAGCTGAAATAGCAGGTACTGATTTTTTAATTAGATAACTTCCACTATTTACAAAAGTAAGTTCAGCACTAGCTGTATTTGTAAAGTCAATTTCTTGTGTTGTAAGAAATTTAGTACCTGTAGATGTTGATGTTATTATTGTATTTGCTGGTATTAATAATCCATAATTAGTAGTATCTGGTCGTAATGGATTTGATCCTGAAACTATTGGACATAATTGATAAACATCAACTGTAGTACTTGAAGCATAAGATGCTTTTGGACGATAACCCATTACATATGCTTGTGCATATAAATTTTCTTTTTCCTTAGCAAATAATAAGAAATTTTCTTGAGTTTGAGTATCTAAATAAAATGACATTACATCACCAACATAAGATGCCATTTCAATGAACATGTTACCTGGAGTTGATTCGGAGAAATCATTGTATGTGTTAGGGAAATATGTTTTAGCGTACTGTTGTAGCTGTCCTTTAAATTCCGTAAACGATTTATCTATATATGATATATTTTGATCTTCGTTAGTCATTATTAATTAAATTGTACTGTTATTTCGTCTGGGGTTTGTGATATGTTTAATACATAGTTAACACTTATATCTATTGAGTTATAATCTGTATTTGGAGTTACAGCAATACTAGTTACTGTGATTTCAGGAATATAATATCCTACACTACTTAATACAGCATTTTTAACCTTTTCAGCATTAACATCATTTATATTTTCAAACAAATATCTTTTTAAATTACATCCAAAATTAGGATTCATTACTCTTTCACCCATATCCGTTAATAATAAATTAACTAAATTAGATTTAATTTGATTTTTAGTAGTATAAGTACTAGTAAAGGGTTTATTAAAAGGTAAGCTTACCCCAATAGCAATATTCTTTTGTAAATCTAACGGATTTACACGTATTGTTTGAGGTATTGGCATATTATCCTAAATTTCTTAATCCTTGTTTGTCCATTGGTGACATGTTATTAGCAGCATCAGCAATAAAAGCAGCAAATGGATTTATTTTTTCACCAGTAGCTTCATCAACAGCATCAATTACTTTTAATACTGGTTGTGGTTGTTGGAAGCCAAAGGCTTCACCCATTTTACTACGTAGTGATGCTTTAACGTCTGGATTGCCAGGCATTACATCTGCGCTACTATAGCTAAATGTTTTGTTTTCACGTAATGATTTTTTCTCTTGTTTAGCCATGTGCTCTTCAAGAATGTATGGTAACTCTTCATGAATAGCATCAACTACGGCTTCTTTGATTAATTTTTTAAATACTTTGATGTTCATAATTATAAATATTTTATCCTTGTAAATTTCGTTGATCGATAATTAGTTTTAGTTGGTCTATTAGATCGTTAGGGTCCAAAGTAAATGATAATTCACTTCTCAATATATCTGTACCATCACGATTAATTGCTACAGCATAGCGGCGTTTATTTCCTTTAACAACAATTGCTTGTTGAGCACCTAATGTTTGTTCTTCTTTAATAGCAAACTTAAATCCTTTATATATTCCAAAATCACCACCTGTTGGAAGGAAAGCATTAGATAAATCAGCTAATTGTTGTTCATTTAGATTAATTGCTGATTTTAAGTCTAATAATTGGTTAACTGTTTTTAGTCTTTCAATTAGATCGTTTAATTTAGAAATTTCATTTCCTAATACTACGGTAGAAATAGCTAATACTACATTTAAAGCAAGAATTAGTTTATTTGCTCTTTCAAGTGTTTTAACAATTTTAATAATTACATTAACGGGAATACCAATACCAGGAGGTACAGCAGTTGGGATAGGGATAGCAGATAATATAGCTACAATTGTACTAAATATAGTAATATATGTTGCAATCTGAGATATTGTTTTTTGAAGTGAAGATAATTTACTTATACTATTATTAATTAAAGTAATAGTATTATTTCTTAGATTAGTAGCAATAGCAATTGTTTCGGGGGTGTTTGCTTGTTCAATATAAGCATTTACTTGATCTACTAAAATTTCTAACTTGCCTCTTTGGGATAATATAGAAGCAAGTCTACCAGCAATTTGTAAAGCAATAATAGGTGCTAAAGTTTTAGCAGCGTTTAAAGCCATTTTTTTAGCTAAGTCTCTTCTTGCTTTTGCTCTTTCAGCTTTATTTTTTGTTTTTCGTTTTTTAAGTTTTAATTTTAATTTTTCTCTTTCTGCTTTTAATTTTTTATAAGGGTCAGAAAGTATTTTAGTTAAATCTTCTTGAAACTTAATTTTTTGGGCTTCTAAACTATCTATTTTAGCTTTATAAGCTTCATTTTCTTTTGCAACAGCAGCATTATACTGTTCTTCAGTAATTTGTTTATTTTTAAAAATTATTTCTAAACGTTTTAACTCAGTATTATGATCTATTCCTGCTTGAACTGATTGTTTAACTGTTTCTTCAATTAATTTTTTTAATTCTCCTACTTTTCCTTCAACAACAGATATAACTTTATCTTTAGCTTTATTTACTAATTGATCACCAAAAGTTTTAATAGCGACTGATGATGATATTGTTTTTAAAATATCAGGAGAAACTACAGTTGATATACTTAAATTATTAGACATTAAGCTGTAAAGTTTTGTTGTGAAAGAATACCCTCTAATCTGTCTGTAGCTCTATCTAAAGTATTTAATAATCCTTCAGCAGCAGTATTAATATCTATAGCAGGTGCACCTTCAGGACTACCAATAACAGTGGATAGTGATGTACCAAATTCATACATACCACCTAATAAATCAAGTAATAAATCATACGTTTTGTTACCCAAAACCAATGGTTCAGACGGTAATTGATTATTTACAGTACCTAAAAAAACAGTTCCTCCATTAAGGTGAATCCTTTCGTTAGCATTTAGATTAATAATATTTTTAGTGCTTATTTCAACATTTGTTTTAGCAAATATCATTACTTCATCCTTTTTAGAATTTAAAGTAACTCTATCACTATTAATAATAATCTGAGCGTTGTAATATTTTGATGGGTTAATTGGGTTAGTAAGTGGATTTACATTACCTGTTCTATCAGGTTGTAAAGGAAGTTTTTGTGTTGAAGTAAGATAAATTGTAGATAAGTCTTTATTTATTTTTTCAACATGGAATTTATCTCCAGGTTCATAACTAAACCCATTTGATAATATTGTTATTGGATTATCATCATTTCCTATTTCACTCCATTCATTTAAATTAGAAAATAATTTAGTAGTTGAACCAAATCTTAAAGCAGAACCTTGTCTACCTTGAATAATATGATCACCTTCAAAAGACAATAGAGTTTTAACATTTGGATTTTCAACAAACGTTAAACCTAAAGCTGATTGATCAGATGCTGGTTGGCTATTTTGTTGGTTGTTATTCCATAAATTAACTACACTAATATAGTATTTTTGAGAATTGTTACTTGTAACTTGTGAAGTAGGAGAAGGTAAATCTTCTAAGTAAACTAATTCTCCTAATATGGGAAAATATTGAAACTGGGAAGATAATGATTTAGCAATTTTACATTTGCCTAAAAAATCATCTCCAGCATTACCAGCAGTATCTTTTGCTTGATTGTAATCTAAATAAAATACAGAACCTATACCATTAAATCCTCCTGCTTTTTTAAACATAGCAGCTGTAGGAGTATTTTCAGTAGTAACTACTCCATATACTCTACCTACTTGGGCTTTTCGAGGTGGGGTAGCTTTTCCTTTACCAACAGAGGCAACAACGGATGACAGGTTAGTTCTTACTCTCATTTAAGCTTGATATTGAGGAGCTTGTTCTAATAATTTTTGTCCTTTCTCTTGTACATCTTTTTGTTCAGCTAATAACGCTTCAATCTCACTCATATCTAATAGTTCATTATTATTATTACCATTAGAAGTAGAAGCACGTTGTGCTATAGCTGCCATCTTTACTAATTGCTCGTTATTTTTTACATTAACATCAAGTAAATCCTTAACAACAGGCATTAAATTTGTAGCATTACCTACGTTAGCGGTTGCCATTGGTTTCATAGTATCAATGAAATCTTCAATCTTCTTATCAATATCTTTATTATTCTTGTGTATTTTCTTAAACAGGTCCGATAAGGACATACCGTCAAATACTTCTACATCATTAAAATTAGCCATAATTGCGTTTATCAATAAATATGAATAATTAAATCTTTATATACCCGTGCTCATAGTATTCATTGTATAAATGAACATATATAACCTTAAGTTTTTTAATGATTTTAGTTATCTGAGGGGTGGATACGTCTGTAATTTCGCGTATATAGATGTATAGGGCCTTTTTATTAAATATTTCTAGCGTTTCACGCTTGCGAAATAATTCAACAACAGCGTCTGCTGTTTGAGCGTCTTGTTTTTTAGGAAATAATTTGTAAATATGTTTATCTATATACTTAATATATTGATCCATAAACCCATTACCATCCAGCATATTCTCAATGTTCTTATCATTTTCATATAAGTGCATTTGATCCTCATCAGATTCATCTACATCAACTTTTTCTTGAAGTTTCTTATAGTTGTTTTCATTATAAACAATAAGGTAACGTTTAGCAATAGTACCAAAGTAACTAAATGCCTTACCCTTCTCAGGTTTATATAGATGAAGTTTCTCAAGCAGAAATGTAATCACTTCATGCTTAAGCTCTTCAATAGTATCTGTATCGGTGTAGTAGAATTTAAACGTATGAATAATATTTTCGGCTAATTTATAGAAGCCATATTCAATACGTTCATTATAAATGCGATTACGCTCAGCTGTATCAACAGTAATAAGATATTCGACAATAGCGTCTTCAGTATCTTGAGTAAAATAGATACGGGGTTCTTTTGGTTTACGTTTACGTGGTTTACCGCGTTTAGTAAGTGCTAATGTATCATCATCAGCAAATATATCGTAATTATCGTTATATGACATAGTGATTTCCTAGTTTTACTCCCAATGTATGGAAGGAAAACCACATAACCAAATTATTTTTGGGAAGCGTTGAAGTCACTTATGATGTTTTGGATCTCTCTTAAGTTATTAAAGAAAGTACCTACTTCATCATCGGCTTCAAATGCACCTTGAATATCAAGTTCTTTTAACTTAGCATCGGAATTAGCAACTATAATACTAATAGCATCAATATATTCTTGTCGTTGAGCAACT